CTCCAACAATTCGTTGATGCACAAACCGCATTTACCACGCAGGTCGCTAAGACTTACTGGGACGTGACTGGTGCCGCAGCAGAAGTTGCAGTATCAAAGTTATTTACTGCAAAGAAGTAACTGGGAGGTTTATAATGACACATCTATCAGTATTTGGTCCTGGGTTCAAGGACTTTGATCGTTTCTTTGTTGGTTTTGATGATCAGTTCAATCGCATTGCTAAGATGCATGACGACCTGACGAAAAACATTCCCAACTATCCTCCGTACAACATTAAGAAAACTGGCGATAACACATACGTTATCGAAATTGCCGTGGCCGGTTTTGCGAGACAGGATATTGAAATCGAACTTGATAATGGTAACATGATCATCAGAGGTAGTGCTAAGAACGAGGAAGAAGAGAACAATTTCTTATACAAAGGAATTGCCAATCGTAACTTCACTCGCACTTTCACTCTTGAAGATCAAATTGAAATTAAAGATGCTGAAATGCTCAATGGTATGCTAAAGGTTTTCCTTGAGCGTATTATTCCTGAGCATAAGAAGCCGAAGAAAATTGAAATCAAAGCTGATAAAAAAGCTGAGAAGCAGTTACTCACAGAAAGTTCACAAGACTAATGTGATCGCGCCGGCCATCGTGCCGGCATTTTTTTGTTCAAAAGACATATGGGTACAAACATGCATATAGAAAATTTATGGAAGTGGGTTCGAAGAACCTTTGCTCCTTCCTATCAAGAGCAAATTGATCATTACTTTCAACACTGTGTTGATGGTGCAGACGTAGAACGTACTTTAGTTGCGTTACAGAGAAGGAATATGCTATGAAGAAATTCTTTTCTGCATGCTGGGATTTCCTTGTAGAGTACGCTGATGCACGTGCAAGCAACAGATTGAGACAATACTATTGATCGTTGCTTTTCTTCGTTGTGTGATATATAATATCTCTTATGAAATTTTACACACACGTATTTAAAGCATTTGACAAGATCTATGTCCGTGGATATGAAGACGGACGTAGATACCAAGACGTTATTGAATACTCGCCATACATATTTGTGTTGACGGGTAACTCTGGTGAGGAAGGATACAAGACTCTTGATGGAAGAGGTGTATCCAAAGTACCTCAAGAATCGATGCGAGCCGCCTCGCAATATATCAATCAATATAAAAAAGAGCCTGTTGTGGGCCACGAAATGTTCGGGTATGGTCCCGAGTCATTTCATTACCAGTATATTAACGATGCTTTTCCTGGCGAAGTTAATTACGACCCAACTCTTATAAGTGTCGTCACACTTGATATTGAAACCGACTCAGAAGGTGGATTCCCTAATATCAAGACTGCTGATAAGGCACTTACTGCAATCACGATTCGCAAGGATCAACGTGCAATTACATTTGGTCTCAAACCATATACACCTGAGCTTAGTTACGTATCATATATCGAGTGTGTAAGTGAAAGAGATATGATTGAGAAGTTTCTCAACACATGGCGTTCGGAAGCATGGCTACCAGATGTTGTTACGGGATGGAACATCGAGTTCTTTGATATTCCTTACTTGATAAACCGTATCACTCGGTTGTTTGATGAAAAGATGGCAAAGAGACTATCACCGTGGAATCTGTGGGAACAAAGGCGTAACCCCACTTCTCAAACAGGTGAGTACATGAACATACCTGCTGGTATTAATGTCCTTGATTACCTCCAGTTGTATAAGAAATTTTCTTTCCAAAACCAAGAGAGTTTCAAATTAGATCACATTGCGTTTGTTGAGCTTGGTGAACGTAAACTTGATTACACAGAGCTGGGATTTGAGACGCTAGATGAATTCTATAAGGGTGACTTCCGTAATTACATCAACTATAACATCCGAGATGTGGACCTGGTGTATAAACTCGACCAGAAGATGAAGTTGCTTGATCAAGTATATGCTATTGCATATGATGGTAAAGTTAACATGATTGATAGTCTCACGACTGTGAGTATGTGGGATGTTATTATCCATAACTATCTTCTTGAGCGTAAGATTGTCATTCCTCTTAAAGAGCGTGGAGATAAACCACGTCAGATTGAAGGAGCGTTTGTTAAAGATCCGAAGCCTGGTATGTACAAATGGGTCGTATCATTTGACTTGAATAGTTTGTACCCACATTTGATCATGCAGTACAACATCTCACCAGAGACGTTGAAGGGTCAAATGCTTGAGTATGATCTTGCTGTCACTTCACGTAGCGTCGATATGTTCTTGGATGGTGAGCTCGATCGTCCACGTTCAACAGATGAAGTTACTGATACATACGAAGCAATCAAGTCACAGATCCATGGCTTGGTTGAGCAAGAGATTGTCGAGCATAGCAAGCAAGACTTCACTCTCAAACAAGCTGACTACTTCTTACGATTCGAAACAGTTAAAGATGTTATGAATAAACATAACTGTACAATCACGCCTACAGGTTGTTTGTTTGATAAGACAGAGCGTGGCTTTCTTCCTACACTGATGGAGAAGATGTATAACGATCGTTCAGCTTGGAAGAAGCGAATGATCGACGCAAAGAAAGCATACGAGCAAGCACCTTCACAAGCTCTTGTTAATGAAATTGCTCGCTGTCACAACATGCAGCTTGCCAAAAAGATTCAACTGAACTCTGCTTATGGAGCTTTATCCAATCAGTTCTTTAGATGGTTTGATAATAGGTTGGCTGAATCTATCACAAAGTCTGGACAGCTGTCAATTCGTTGGATGGAACGAAAGATAAATGAGTATCTCAACAATCTACTAAAAACAGATAACTACGATTATGTAATTGCTGTTGATACCGATTCGATGTATATCACATTGGATAGGTTTGTAGAAAAAGTTTACGGTCCTGCTACTGAAAAGATGTCGCAAGAACAGATTGTTGATTTTATTGATCGGTCATGTCAATCACATTTTGAGCCATATATTGATAGGTGTTATCAAGCTCTTGCTAACTACGTCTCTGCCTATGAACAGAAGATGAAAATGAAGCGAGAGGCGATTGCAAACAAAGGAATATGGACAGGCAAGAAACATTACATTCTTAATGTATGGGACTTGGAGGGTGTTCGTTATAGTGAACCAAAGCTCAAGATTATGGGTATTGAGTCTGTTCGTTCATCTACACCAGCTACTTGTAGGGAAAATCTAAAGAATGCTTTCCACATTATTATGAACAAAGAAGAAGATGATCTCCAACAGTTTATTAAACAATATCGTAAAGATTTTAAGAAGTTACCGTTTGAAGAGGTTGCTTTTCCACGAAGTGTGAGAGGATTGCTTACAAAAGATGTATACACTGGCGGTGTACTAACTCAGAAATCGTACAACACGGGTACGCTCAGCTTTCTTAAAGGAACGCCAATTCATGTGAAAGGTGCTTTGATATATAATCATCTGCTTCGAATAAAACAACTCGGAGCAAAATATGTACCAATTGGTGAAGGCGAGAAGATCAAGTTTTGTTATATCCTCGAATCATCACCACTACCTACAAACGTTATTGCAACGCCAGGAAAGCTTCCCAAAGAACTGGGAATGGACAATTACCTTGACTACGATACTCAGTTTGATAAAGCATTCCTCGAGCCGTTGAGAACAATTATGCAAGCTATACAGTGGGAAGAACAAAATGACCAGCAAACAATCGATAACTTCTTTTGATGATGACGATTTCGGATTCACAATCATCGATGAAAAAGAACTCACATCAATTGCAGAAGAAGAAAAAGAAACACATCAAACCGAAATTGACGTGTTGACTACAAAGCTTCAACAGATGTATGATGCGGTTATACCTCTTCTTAAGAACCTCAATGCAAATCCAGATATGGATATTATAAAATGGCCTAACCGGAGTCAGAAGATTAGTCAGTTTAAAACTAAGCTCGACGGCATTGGTAGCACTTATATAAAGAAAAAGAACCTATGATAACAGTTATAACTGACTTCCCTATTGCATATGAGAGTCACGATCACATAGAACCAAAAGGTACTATGGTCGACAACACACACAAGCCAGAATTTGTTGCAAGACTTAACGAGATTGCTGAGGGTAAGAAAATTGTTATGGCTGATCTTGGATGTTCAGGTGGTGGCCTAGTAAAAGATATGCTCGATGATGGTCACCAAGCAGTAGGCATTGAGGGTAGTGATTTCTCATTGAAACAGAAAAGAGCAGAGTGGGCAACTATACCAGATAACCTTTTTACAGCGGATATCACAAAACCTTTCTTTATTGTTGAAGATAACAAAGTGACAGGACTATGTGATCTGATTACAGCATGGGATGTATTAGAACACATTCCGGAAATTGATGTCTCTGGTTTAATCATGAACATTCGTAACAATTTAAAATTCAATGGTTTGTTTGTTTGCAGTATAGCAACGTTTCTTGATGAACCACATCATGTAACATTACGTCCAAAAGAATGGTGGCTGAAAGAGTTTGCAAAATTTAAACTATTACCGAGTAGCGAGGAATTATTTACAGAAGATCAAATGGTAAGACAATCATCATTCTACCTAACTTTAATAAAGGTCTAACATGAAAGATTTTGAAGTACATCCAATTGGTACAACAACGGAGCTTAGATTATCGCGAGCTCTTGCTGATGCAATTGGACAAGAGCATGATCAGTTCCATACAATATCACCATCGATAATGGTAGCATACAATAGATTATATGATCATTACATGAAACAAATAGAAATGGAGCAAGACAGATGAAAACACCTAAAATTGAAAAATATGCAGAAGCGCCTTATAAGCAAGGTTATGATCAGGCTTCTGCACATCAAAAATATTCAAACCCTTATTTTAAAACAGAAGGTCAAGAAGCTGATGCAGATGACTTTTTACGTGGATATACTAATTACAATGAAGAAGTTGCTGGAGATTTAAAGGATGAGTGAATTTTTTAAAATGTTGGTGAAAGAGCTTAAAGATGAAGATACTTCTATGGCCTCTGACGGCACTGGTAGCGCTGAGTTTGGGGGGTTTATTGATACTGGTAGCTACGCTCTCAATGCTGTTCTCTCAGGTAGCCTCTATGGTGGCGTACCTGATAATAAAGTTACTGCTTTTGCAGGAGAGTCCGCTACTGGTAAGACTTTTTTCATTCTTGGGGTCGTCCGATCCTTCCTTGAAAAAAATCCAACCGGAGGAGTAGTCTACTACGATACGGAAGCTGCGATTACTAAATCAATGATGGATGATCGTGATATTGATACATCACGTGTTATCATTGCAGAGCCTGATACAATTCAAAAGTTCAAAACACATGCGTTAAAAATGATTGACGCATATGATAAACAGGATGAGAAAACTCGTCCACCTATGATGTTCGTTCTTGATAGTCTTGGCCAGTTATCTACATCTAAAGAGATGGAAGATAGTTTGGAAGGCAAGGACACAAGAGACATGACCAAATCTCAAATTATTAAAGCGGCATTTCGCGTGTTGACTTTAAAGCTAGCAAAGGTTAAAATACCGTTGTTAGTGACTAATCACGTCTATGAGCTAGTCGGTTCATACGTGCCTACAAAGGAGTTGAGTGGTGGAACAGGTCTCAAGTACGCAGCGAGCACTATTGTTATGCTCTCCAAACGAAAAGAAAAAGATGGTGCAGACGTCATTGGAAATATCATCAGGGTTAAGATGTACAAATCCAGACTCTCAAAAGAAAACAGTCAAATCGAAGTGCTACTTACTTATGCCAAAGGGCTTGATCGGTACTACGGCCTCTTAGAGTTGGCAGAGAAGTATAAGATCTTTAAGAAAGTTTCAACACGATACCAGTTACCTGATGGATCAAGTTGCTTTGGTAAGAATATTAACGAAGACCCTGAGAAGTATTATACAGAATCAGTGATGGCGCTGCTTGAACAAGCAGTGCAGCAAGAATTTAAATATGGAGTGAACAATGACGAATGATTTAATTGTACCGGAACAAGTTGTATCTTATAGTGGACCTTCAGAATCGCAACGCACTATTAATTATAACCCAATCTTCCCTGTCTTGACCTGTGAAGTTGAATTGGATTTACCTTTAGATTTAATCAATACGGGCGCATTGCAATTGGCCGGTAATCAGAAAAATTACGAAGGTGGTTTTACGACATACTATAATAGACCAGACGTTGATAAAATTTCTCACATGAACGGATTGCGACAAGCAATATACTCTGTTGCAGTACATTATGCTGATGAAGCTGATTATGAATTGAATAAAGATAAATGTTCTGTTGATCTTTGGGTGAATGTTATGAAACAGGGTGGGTACCAACCACAACATAATCATCCACGCTCAACATTCTCTGGAGTGTTTTATTCTCTAGTAAGTGAGAAAACAAGTCCTCTCGTTTTTCTCAACCCCACAAATTTGTTGCGAATGCATGATCCACAACCTAAACAGAATCAGCAAACCCCGTTCACAGCTGGTAACTATATGCTTCAACCAAAGCAAGGTTTCCTGTATTTGTGGCCATCGTGGCTTGAGCATTTTGTTCCGGAAATGGAAACAGATCAAGATCGTATTTCTTTCTCCTTTAATATTGATTTTCTACCTTTGGGAGTTTAAATGGTTGAGGACTTGATCCTTTCAAACCTGCTACATAATGAAGGATATGGCCGCAAGGTCATTCCTTTTTTGCAGACTAGATATTTTCACGACAGAAGCGATCGAGTTATATTCGAAACGATTACTGGCTATGTCGATCAGTATAATAGGTTTCCTAACAAGATTGCTATTGAGACAGAAATAGAAAACCAAGCCCATTTCACAAATGATGAATTTGTTATATTGAAATTGCGTCTTGCTGGGTTAGAGGATAAGCCAGCTGACGAGGAATGGCTTGTTACACAAACCGAGAAGTTCTGTAAGGACAAGGCAATCTTTAATGCAATATCCGACTCGATTAAAATTCTTGATGACAAGACAGGCAAATCAACACCAGGGATGATTCCTTCTCTTTTAGAAGAAGCTCTTGCTGTATCATTTGACACTCATATTGGCCATGACTTTATCGACGATGCCTCTTCACGTTATGATTTCTATCATAGAAAAGAAGAACGGATTCCTTTTGATTTGGAATACTTGAACCGAATAACAAAAGGTGGTTTGCCAAAGAAAACTCTTAATGTTATTCTTGCTGGTACCGGCGTTGGTAAGTCGTTGTTCATGTGTCACTGCGCTGCTTCGCATCTTTCAATTGGCAAAAACGTTTTGTATATCACAATGGAGATGGCTGAGGAAAGAATTGCCGAACGTATTGATGCTAACTTACTAAACACCCCACTCGATGAGCTAGCTCTGTTGCCACGGGATGTTTATGAGAAACGGATTGAAAAAATTCGAGAAAAAGCGCCTGGTAAGTTAATTATTAAAGAATATCCAACCGCTTCTGTAGGATCGGCAAATTTCAGACACTTGTTGAACGAGCTTCGTTTAAAGAAGAAATTTGCACCTGATATCATATACATTGATTATCTAAATATATGTGCGTCCAGTCGGCTTAAGCAAGGGGCCAATGTTAATTCATACACATATGTCAAGGCAATTGCAGAAGAGTTGCGTGGTCTTGCAGTTGAATTTAACGTGCCAATTGTGTCTGCGACACAGACAACGAGATCGGGATTTACTAATTCGGATGTAGGACTTGAGGACACATCTGAATCGTTTGGTTTACCAGCAACGGTTGATTTTATGGCTGCAATGATCACGACTGATGAGTTACAGCAGCTTAATCAGATTATGTTTAAGCAGTTGAAGAATCGGTATGGTGATCCAACGTTCATGAAACGATTTGTTGTTGGTGTTGATAGACCAAAGATGAGACTGTACGATGTTGAACAATCTGCTCAACAAGGCGTGATGAATGATGAACCTGTTTTTGATAAACCTGGTGATGGTAAATTTAATAGAGAAGCGTTCAAAGGATTTAGCTGATGTTTGTTGTTAAAGCTCTCGCGTGGTTAGTTGTTTATCCATTGGTTGTTTTAGGCTTTGGACTTAGCATAGCATTCGCATGCTTTTGGTTTTTGTTTAACTCACCTGTCGATATTTGGAATGTTTTAAGTGATGGAATCGAAAAAGCCGTAGTAGACGACTAATGAAAATTCTAGTAACCGGTTGCAGAAATCCTTTAGTAGAACAGGAGCTGATCAGCGGTACTCGTTTCTTCGCCAATGAATTACTTTCATCGAAAATGATGAAGCACATCACAATAGAGATTGTTGTCAAATCGGCTATCAGTGATTTAGGAAATTGTTGTATATCGTATTACAATGATTGGTATAAACCAAGAGAGTTTGTTATAGAACTTAGATCACGCCGCAGTTTAAAGAACACACTTATTACACTAGCCCATGAAATGGTTCATGTCAAACAATTTGCAAAAGGTGAATTGAACCCAGCAAATGATAAATGGAAGGGTGAAGCAGTAGATATAGATACAATTGAGTATTCTGATCTACCGTGGGAGATTGAAGCCTCATCTCTAGAATTTGTGTTATATGCACTTTACCAAGAAAGAAAAGCTGGAAATATATAATGATTGATATTACGTGGAAAGGAAAGATAGGGTACGGAGATATAGTCTCCCCAATTTGTTATGCACACAATATATCATATAAATTAATGACACCTGTTCGTTTAGAATTTAGATGGAAATTTGATAGCACACATAAAACAAATCCATTAGATCCAGAGACGCTTTGGGAAAGAGCTGACTATATTTCCAATTTGTGTGTGAAGGAGGATACGGAAGTCACAATCGTACATTCCTTCGAAAAACGTATGCACGCCAGTCATACCAATTATGAGGATTATTTTATCGCAATTGACAAGATGCATAATCACTGGTATCCCAAACAACCGAACCAACCTGAAACAAATATAATTGTCATCAATTCCACACAAGGTAACATGATGTCTTTAAAAGATTACGGGAGAGCTTGGAAAGATCCCGTTGCTGATCACTGGCCCGACATCATACAAAAAGTGAAGGAGTATCATGATGTTGCTATTGTAGATTATAAAACACCTGTTGTTGAGTTGTTCGATCTACTTAGAACGGCGAAGGGGTTCATTGGATATCATGGCACGGCGGCTTGGCCAGCAAGATTTATGAAAATACCATCTATGATTTACGCTAGTAGTGATCCGTTGACACACTTGACGTTTTTCTCTGCGTTTTTGTGTCAAGATAAAGACCCTCTCACTCATTTAGATAAATTAGACAATATATTTTTAACTGCAAGAAAACGAATAAAAAAATATGATAGAGTTTATCAAGATTATGTGCCACCTTTAATTCAAGATTTAACATTTACAAAGTAATATGAATTATAATGTATACATTGGTTATGATGAGCGTGAAGCAATTGCAGCAAAAGTGTGTGCTTACTCTATTAAAAAAAGAGTGTTATTTGATGAGCCTGATATTTGGTTTTTAAAAAGTGAAAATATTGACACATATAATCGTCCCAAAGAACCGAATCAATCAACTGACTTCACATACACTCGGTTTATGATTCCGTCTATTGAGATGTACGGACAAGGACAAGGTAAGCAGTTTTCCGTATTCTGTGATTGTGACTTTTTGTTTCTCGAGGATATAAGTCACCTGGTATATACAGTCAATAAGAACAAAGCTGTCAGCGTAGTAAAGCATCCAGCATATGTACCACGTACAGGTATAAAAATGGATGGTGTCGAACAGCACTCAATGCCACGAAAGAACTGGGCTAGCTTAATGGTGTTCAATAATGCGCATCCTTCTAACAGAGCCTTGACACCAGAGTATGTCAATACGGTAACGCCAGGACGTAAGCTGCATCAGTTTGATTGGTTACAGGACGATGAAATCGGTAGTATAACTATGGAGTGGAACACACTCGATGATTACTATCATCTTGAACGTCCAAAGGCTATTCACTACACAGATGGTGGCCCTTGGTTTGTTGATTATGATAAAACAATGTATGCGCAAAGATGGATTGATGAACATGAAGATTACATGATGTATGCTTTCTCTTAATGTTACATATTACAATGAAGCCCATTACTTGAAGTGGTGGTACAGGACGGTGAGGCGTCTTGAGGATGAGGGGTATGATTTTATATTGAATGTTGGTGATGATGGGTCTATGAAAGATCCAGCCACAAATTTTTTTAAACGACACAAGCCTACTAAAAACATGCATTTGTTTCGCGTCACCAATGATATTGGATTCAATTCGCACGGTACAAGAAATCTTCTAATGACAGCGACAAAGACGGACTGGAACCTCATGTCGGATGTCGATCGACAATACCCGGATGATACTTTAAAAATGTTACACATTGGCGAAGATGATCTTACACAGGGATCGTATTATTCTTTCACGCATGATAAAACAGAAGAATCATCTCTAAACGATTATGTTGTTCATCGAACAGATTTTTGGAAAACAGGTGGGTACGATGAAGAATTTGTAAATGTTCATTGGGGTGATAGAATGTTTCTTAAAACTTTAACAAAGGTTGCAAGAAAGAGGCAGATGGAAATGTGGAAAGTGAAGTACGTTCGTGGTGCAAGAGATGTAACATATGATGACGTTCCTTTTACATTGTATCCTGACGATAAGACATTGATACATCCGTTAGGATGGTGGGGTGATGAAGTTCGTCGACATGAGGTTAAAAATATGGTCGGTAAACGCAATGAAACAGCAGAAGGTAGAAAATCTAAGCAAATCCTCAACTTTGAATGGACACAAATATTCTAAGTTGTAAAACTCTGTCCTATGATGTAAAATATAGTTTTTAAGGAGTGTTTATGTTTCAACGTGCTGCTCGAATGAAACCCCATCTTAGTTCATTTGATAACCCAACTATTACCGTAGAGTCTTTGATTAAGTTTGTGCGCAATGCGCAACATGCTCTCGAACAAGCAAAAGACATGGAAAGTGCTGTGACATTTGAATGTCTAGCTGAATATCTTGAACACGATTACAAACAAGGTACACCGCTAAAGTTTGAAGGACGTGCAATCGGGCTGTGATAAATAGCCTAGTAATAAATGGACTAGGCAATGGCAGCAAGTAATCAGGCAATGCAGGCGGAAGCGGATGCTTTCCACAAAATAAAAAAACAATTAGGAAACCCGGAGGCTTTTGCTGAGCCTGCGGGATTTGCTACTGGGTTTCCTGATTTTGGTTTTAGACTGATGGTCAACAAAAAAAAGATTGATGTTCATATTGAATACAAGGCTGATCCAAAAGCACAAATGGGCAGTATGCGTGATTGGGTATTTGATGGTCGCACATTCAGTACCAACGATAAAGCGTCAAGTGATAAAGAAACACTAATTTCTGTGATGAACGCTAGTCCTGAGTGTAAAAAGAACGGTGTTCGTTTGTTAACTGATATGAAAACATACTTCGATAAGAGAGTATCAAAAATATATTCCGGTATGTTGACTGTAGAAAACGACAAAAAACTTAGACGATCGAAACTGCTAACGTTTACACAAAATACTGCAAACTATCAATTAGCAAAAATAGAAAATGCAACGCTGGGCCAGAAGATACTTGACCATTACAGTACGAAGTTTGCAAAAGCGCAGCGTAGTGACGCTGATCATAGTATACTAATTATGATGATAGGAAAAGAGATTTGGTTCTTAGAGGAAAGCGGCAATGCAACACCTCAAGAGAAAAAAATGGTTGCAGAGAAATTTGGCGTACAGAATATTGCAGTAATGAACGCGCTTAAAGCAAATCTTGAGGTCCGTATTCAACCACGAGGACTCTCTGCTCCAGACAAACCAGTATCAATAGACGTAATGGCTAGCTTTAGATTAGCAGGTAAGCCCTCATCAGGAACAATCGTAATATGATATCATTTCAATACTTTTTATCTGAAGCTGTGGCTTCGGAAGACAAACTAAAGCATCTTGAGCATGCAGAAGACCACCATATCAATGCTGGTAAAGAAGGCTATGTTCATGCAGCAAAGACATTGCACTCTGTGCACCAGGCAATGTCTGGTGGAGGGAAGGATGCTCATATCACAACAAAGTATGATGGTTCCCCTTCTATTGTATTTGGACACCATCCAACGACAGGTAAGTTCTTTGTTGCAAGTAAGTCTGCCTTTAATAAAGATCCCAAAATTAATCATACACCTGAAGATATTGAAAAGAATCACGGAAACGTTCCGGGGCTTGCTGAGAAGCTAAAGCATGCACTCAAACATCTTCCAAAGATTGCTCCAGACAAAGGAGTGTATCAGGGTGATGTAATGCACTCGGGTAAGGGTGATGTCAAGTCAAACGGTGATGAGTATCACTTTAAACCAAACACACTTACATACGGTGTAAAGAAAACTTCGCCAGAAGGTCGTAAGATTGAACAATCAAAGTTTGGATTAGTTGTACACACACAGTACAAGGGTAAAGATCTTGAGGGGATGAAGGCTGACTTTAAGCCAGACTTAAATAAATTCAAAGAACATTCTGA